TGTCGATCTGCGTTGCCAGTCCTAATAGGGACGGTAGCGGCTCACATTGCGGTGCGACTGCTTTGAGCAATCGTGAGAGATACTGATAAGCACTCTCAGCATCGTGCAATCCATCCCCGCTGGCCGGCTGGTCGAGTTGGGCGAGAGCTTTAAGCACTATAAGGTCCGTGTGGATATTTCCTTCTGCCGCAACTTGTTCTAGCGCCTCTCTCGCGGTCTGGAGGGCGCGGGAGAGGGCGACGATCTGTTGCCGCGCTTCGAATTTGTCTGCCCGCTCGCGAACTAGAAATTCGCTGCCGCTCTCGCGAAGATGGCGCAACACTTCGATATTGCTCGCCAGTTCTGCATTCTCCCGCTCCAGCGCCCCAATTCGTTCTTCCGCCACATCAGCTTTATTTATATGATCGGCAATGATGCCTGTCAGGTTATCTACCTCAGCAACATGGGCTGCATTTTCCCGCTCCAGCGCCCCGTACTTCTCAGCCTGTTCGATGAGCCACGGTAAGTCTTCGCTGAACGTCTGAATCAGAAGTGCCTTTGTACCAGCGCTCGAACGCGCCGCCTTTTGTCGCTGCTTGATTAGCTCGATGCGATCAGTCGTGTCGCTCACTCACTCCCCCTTTCCGCTCTAATGATCGTGCCCGCCATATTGACTACCGCAATCTTGCTTGCCACAAACATCACAATCGCCGTGCAGTCGTCTTAACTGATACTTGCCAACCGAATCGAGGAAGAAAAAGATAGCCGTGTTGGATACCTTCTCTATGTCCAGTTCGGTACGCATCTGCCTTAGAATTGCCCCGACACCGATAGCTTCGGCCCTGATTGCCGAAGTGCCGATCTTTACTCTTTCACGCACAATGACTTCTCCCTCGGCTCGCGGGCCGGTTCAGGCTGGTCAAGGTCTGCAATCGCACTCTTGGCATATCTCTGAGGATCATGAGATGCGCCATTGGCGATCCATTCTAGCGCGTGTCTCGCGGTCTGGAGGGCGCGGGAGAGGGCGGTAGCTTTCCCTTGTAACTTCATCATATTATCGCTGGCAACTTCCCAATCCTTGAGAATATGCAATACGATGCCCCGAAGATTTGGACTACCACGCAAGATCACGCCGTCCAATCCTACACCCTCATCAAACCCCATCACGCCGGGGTCATTAGGATGATCTATGATAATTTCAGATAGAGTTTCGTGGGCGTCAGACAGTTGACGCTGTAGCCGTTCATTCTCCCGCTCCAGCGCCCCGCACTTCTCAAGCGCGGTGTCGAGGGGCACGACCTTCTCGATCCCCCTGGTATCTGACGTGAACGCTGCCGCTCTCAGTTCATCGCTAGCTGACATTACTCCCTCTTTCCGCCTTGCCGCTTCCAGTCATCGAAGATGTCATCGAAGATGTCGCGCAATAATCCTCCGGTGCAGAATCCCACGAAGACCGCCAAGAGCCAGCTTATTAGATTGATCCACGTCATCGTCGTCACTGCTTTCCGCCCTGCTCGATGCGGCGGGCCGCTCGCCTCTGCATCTGCGTTATATCTTCCTCAATAGCGTCATCGTCCAACTCATCGCTGGTCAGAATCTCTGCGAGATGTTTATCTATTGCGGCGATAGCTCGCTTCTTCAGGTCGTGCTGTCTACCCCTATGAATAATCTCCGGCCCTCGGTCATCGCTGCCGCTGATGCGGTTGGCAATCTCGATGCAGGCATAACGCCCGCTCTCATTCGTCCATCTATTCTTGACCGCCTCAACCGCCTCCAAGCACACTTTCCGCTCGGCGGCGCGACCGGCTGCGAAGGCGGCTTGCCAAGCGGAATATGCGATAGCCTCCTCGACGGGTTTGTAAGGCGTCACTCCCGCTGCACGCAGATTGTCGCGCCTTTTGTTCTGCCAAGCCTCAAACGCCTCATCCTTTTGCTCACTCATCGCGCCTCCCCACGGGTTGTCGGCGCGTCAGATTTCGCTGGATTAATACCACCTTGACCAACTGGCCTTGTCCAATGTTTATCCATCGGCGTTACCACGTTGTCTTCATCAACCCATTGCATTCGTCTAACTGCCCCGCATTCATAACACCAAGCAAGCCATCCGCCGCACATTAGCCAACAGCGATTATGCCGACATCGTTCACTCATCGCTATGCTCCCCACGGGCTGCGAGTGCCCTGATCTTCGCTGCCGCCGTCTCTAATCCAGTACACCAACCGCAAGGGTCAAGACCGTCGCGGTTCAGATGATCCTCGGTAAAGGTCACGGTGTCTTCGTTGATTCGTGCTGCTTGTTCTAACGCCTCGGCGCGGGCTTCGCGTAGGGCGGCGGCTACGTTCTCACGTAGAAACGGCCATTCCTCCGTAATCAGTTCACGAGCTTTACCGCTCGCCCAATCCTCTGCGGCCTGCTGGTTATCGGGGGTTGGGGTTGTCATTGCTGTCCTTCGTTTTTTCCAGCCACGCTTTTAATGTTTTACGCGGGATTCTGACAGCTAACGTCGTCGGTATCCTGCTATCGCGGATATACACGTCAATGCTCTTAGCGTTCTCATACCACCACGCTTCATCGCCATGATTACGGTGTGGATGTACTCGATGCGGCTTTCTACTCAGCTTCACCATCCACCCCCAAGCGCCGCCGACAGCGAGACGGCCAGCGCGCGCGCTCATTCTTCCTCAACGGCCTGCGCCACCTGTGCCCGCACCTGCCGCACGGTTATGTCGCTGTCAGGCGAAAACTCAGCCACGGCCTGCTGCCAGTTGGCCTTATCCGCGAGCTGCTTGATGGTCAGGTCAGCTTCGAGCTCTAGCGTTACTATCAGCGTGCGTTTATTCATTGCTGGTCCTCCTTGGTAGCCGCTGCAATCGCGTCGGCCTTGGCGACTAGCGCGGTGCAGGTTGGGCAGTCGTGAATATAGTGCTTGCCACCGACGTATAGGTGGCCGCTATGCCAGGTGCGAGTCTCCATTGGTTGGTCCTCCTCGATGCTTAAGATAGGATAGCAAATAGCGCACGGTGATCCGCTCGGCGTAGCGGCGGTTGTCGCACCAGAACACCGGGATGCCGAACTGCACGCTCCAGCTCACAAAGCTGCCCACGGCGGTTGCCGGCGTGACGCGCTGCACCTGCGCCGGACGCACGGCGAAGTCGCGCAGGTTGCACTCGATGACGATGGCGGCGCGATCCAGTGCGGCGAGTCGCGCGAGGCAGCGCTCGAACCGCTCGCGCGAACCGGCCACACATCCCCAAGCATCCGCGTGACTCTTGCGCTCAACGGCAACACAGTGCTCGAATCCGGCAAGTGAGTAGTCACCAGCACCGAGAGTAGCCCGTCGCGTCTCATAGCCGTCCAGTGCAAAGGGTCGCTGCTCGCGGGTGTCGATGATGAACACAGCGGGTAGGTGCGGCGGACGGTGGCGTGTGCCACCGCGACCCGCCGCTTCAGTTGTTACTACGTTCCGGCTCATAACAACCTATCTGCCTACCACGATTAAAAGCTTGCCCCGCGTGCTGTCGTCCAGCACAGTTCTCGCACGCTGCAATAGTCGCACATGCTCTTGCTACCAAAGCTCATTGCTTCACCAGCGAGCGGCAGGTTGTGCCAATCGCCCGCCAGTCCGCCAGCGACTTGCAGCCAGAGATCAGCCACGCAGAACTCGCCGCCGTGCGGTTTGAAGCTCAGGCATCGCTCCAGCGGCCACAGCTCGACGCGGCGGGCAACAAAGCCACCAGCCGTAGCGTGCGTCCAGATCATCGCATAGGCGGCCTCTTGGCCAAACGTTTGGCGGTACAGCTCCGCGTAAATGGACACCTGACAATCGTGCTCGGGCTTGATTTCACCTTTAGCGGTGTATTTGAATGACCAATCGTTTTGGTGTTTGTGATCGTCAATCACCGTGTCGCCGCCAACGAATCGCACGCGGTCAATGTGGCCAACGATGGTCAGGCCGAGGATCGTGCCAGCCACTTCAACCTGGCACTGCTCAGGCGAGTCGCTATGCGCGTCAAGCTTCTCGTTCCAAGCGGTGCCGGTGAGCGGGCTGTTGGCGGCCAGTGGATCAATGGTCAGCTGCTCGGTGTCGCTGATTATCTTGCGACGCGGGCAGCTCAGCCCATCGGTCACACCAATCTTACCAGCGCGATCCTTGCCGCGATCATCTGCTAAGACAGCAGCAGCATAATCCGGGTGCACACTATTACCGCAGGGCGTGGCCGCAAAGTGGTCAAGCTCCTGCGGTAATAGACAGTTGGGACATCGCCATTTAGCTATCGGCATGGTGACCTTGTAAGTTTGCTCGCTCGCAGCTTACGCTGCTTCGCGAGCTCGCAACTGTGGATGGTCAAAATGGAATGTCTGACATTGCTGCGCCGCTGGCCTTGGTGCCCTCACCTGGTGCCTTAAACGCCACGACCCGGCAGAACCCTTCGCGATTCTTCTCGATGTGCACGCGGAACACATCACCAGCCGCGATTGGCGACAGGCCGTCAGGCGGCGGCTCGTCAGGCGATTTCTTGTAAAGTTCCGCAAGCTGCTTGTAGATATTGCGGGCTGACGACACTGCCATTCGCTTGCCCCTGGTCCATTGCGCGGATTCGGCCTTGATGACTTCAACGCTGGGTAGCGGTGAGATGGTCAGGTCAGCCTTGGGTTTGCCGCCACTCTGGTCAGCGGCAGCGTCAAGTATGCTGCCGACGATCTTGGTGCGGGGATCGCCACTCGGCCAGCTATCGTGGCGCACTTCGGTAACATACCAGTCGTGGGAGCCCAGCCGGTCATCCTTGCCAAGCTCATCGAAGATTGGATCATCGTAGTTGGTTGACATCGTTTTCTCTCCTAGTCGTTAGTTTGCGGCTTTACCAGCCGGATAAAATCATCTAGCCGGAAGTCAACTATCTCCGGCGGTACAATAACACCTGCAAATTGGTCCTCGCGGGTCTTACATAGGGCCATCGGTGATGTGCGGGTCTGGGCGCAGAGCTTGTCATTTGCGTTCAGGGTCAGGCGCAGCACGAAGTCAAACGCACCGATCACGGCCTTGAGTCCAACCTTGCCAGGCACGTCGGGGCCATAGGGCGGCTCAGCCTTGAACCCGTTGTTGACCGTGCAATCTTCCCAGAAGTTGGCGTACAGGTTGCACGGCAGCGTCTTCCAAGCCGCCAGCATATTCTCCATATCACGGCCAATGCGGCCATATATCTGCATCGTGTTGAGTTCACCATCGCGGCCAACATAGCGCTTGTAAGCTTCGAGGCCGGCGGGTGCGGGCAACCCCCGTGCAAAGTTTTCATAGAATCGGTCAGCATTAGCAAGCTGGTTGTTGCCAACCCAATCGGCTATCTGAGTGCCGCCGTCGATTGCGATCCATCGGCTAGGGTCACCTTTCGCAAACTCCGTCAATCGCGGAAAGCCAGCACGAAACTCATCGAGGTTGGCCACGGCGATCACATTCGCAGGCACGGTCAGCCGACTGGCGATAGTATTCAACCCTTCTTCCGCTGACACCACCAGCACATTCTCCGCACCACACATCTCGATCAGATGGGCTATCTGGAGCGTCTTGCGCCGCGTCGTCTGCGCGTAGCAGCATATCTTCAGCGGGGTTGCTGCGGCTGGTGCTGTGGGGAGTTCAGGTTGTGCTTTTGTCGTCATTATGCTCCTTACTTGTCCCACTTTACGTTAAAGCAATGAGGACACCGCTTTGGTTTCTCTACGCGACTAACCCATCGGTGCCCACACTTGAAGCACCTTAGATTCTTATTTCCGTTTGGTTGTTTCTTCATAGCGGGACCGATCATACGCTGGTGGTGGTGGTGGTGTCAAGAGAAATCTGCTTACCCCGCCACTTATTTTACTGCTCACTGGTGATCCTCCTCTGCTGCTATAGTGCCCCGTGGTGGCCCTAGATTGACGCTGGGCGCATTTTCAGCCTCAAGGTGACCCTCAGCTATCTCCAGCTCGACATAGTTCATCTGTGCGCCACATGCGCAAACACTGACGGCGAATACGGTTCCGTGACTACTCTCCCGCCAGGGGGAGATGTTTGGTTCACCGGGGCAGTGGGGTTCGGGGGTGGTCATTTGGTTGCCTGTCCTGCGTCAGCATACTTGACCATCGCCTGTGACATTCTCAACTGGCTAGTCACCTTCCAAGTCCAGGGAGCACCGAACGGTTGCCATCCGTCACCCAAAGCTATTTCAACCTGATTGGCTAAGGTTGTCTCAGCCGTATCATTCTCGCTATGCACATCTCCCAGCATCACACTCGTCAGAATCATATATTCGCTGATTTCACGCATTCAGTATCCTCCCTGGTGTCAGGGTTGGTGTCACAGTGTCACTCCTAAGGAGTGTGACACTGTGTGACACTGCCCATAACCCAAGTGTCAAATACACCGTGACACTGCTCTGACACTATGACACTGTTTCCGATGTAGTCACGCTTGCTGAACCATTTACCCGCTGTGTCACTTTTCCCTTGCGATGACACTCCAGCTCGAATAAACCAGTGTCACTTATGCGATACGGATCGCCTGATTTTCCTTGACTGATGACACTTCGTTCTTTAAGTGAACTTAGCAGGCGGAAAGTGCTCTTATGAGGCAAGTTAAGCGCCTTTTCTATCTGAATAGCTCTTGCGCCAGCTTCGGTGAAGACCGGCAGGGCCAGAAACTTGAGTATTTCCAGCTGGCGTTCAGATAGCGGATCGGTGATAAAGGCGAGCGAGCTTTCGTCACATGGTTCAAGCACGCCCGATGTGCCAACCGGGTAAAAGCGATAGAACTCCTGAGGCCACGCAGCATCGTCTTTTACCTTTGAGCACTTGACCTGAATCAGCCCTTCGTCATCCGCGTTCATCTCAATCATCAGGTCCGCGCCACCGCGTAGCGCTCCAGAGCCACGCTCGCTTGCGCCGGCCTTGTTGGTGTGGTGAATCAGCGCAACCGCGCCGCCTAATGCTCGCTGAACCATAGCGCACTGGTGAATCGCTATGCCGGTATCCTTTGCGGCATTCTCATCACCACCAAGCAGACAGCGGGCATAGGTATCGAGCACCACGAGGGCTGCTTGTCTGGTCTTAGCCTGAATCGCCTTTGTTGTTTCGATCATCGCTTTCGAGTCCAGCAGGTTTACCTCTTCGGGAATGAACCATAAGTGCTCATCAGGCAGCGGCAGCTTGTGATACTCACACCAGGCATCAATACGCTTCATAAAGCCTGATGACCCTTCAGCGGCAACGTAGACGACCGGCAGCGTACGAGCAATCATCAACGCCTGGTGCAGCGTGTAGAAGCTCTTATACATACCGCTCGGGCCAAAGATGATGTTTAAGCCGCGCGAAACCAAATGAGTACCATCAAGAAGCGAAGGAGGCGGAAGGCTTCTCAGCTGCGTCAGCGTCAGAATACGTGGTGGCATAGAAAGCAAAAGCCCCTAGGTGAGGTTGTCCCGATTGCCCACGAATATTCCGACGCGACAAGCGCGAAAAAACAACCGTGAACAACCTCACCGAGAGGCTTCGCTTCAGTACACGGCTGCGTCAGCCTTCGTGGTAGCCGCTGCAACCTTCAATAAATTGTCCCGCTTGACTGACCCGCTATAACTGAGTCGCGCTGATACTAGCACAGCCGGGCGATAGGTTCAACGAGAATCTTGCTGGCCGCTCATTCGCCCCCTCCCGCCTCTCGCCGCCGACGCTCAGCCATCACCGCGCCGTAATGATCGTAGTTGATAGTCTCAGACGGTGAGCCTGATACATCGCCGTGAAAGCCTGTTGGCTCCTGTGCGGTTTTTAGCCCTTGGTCCGTACTATCAGACCCCCGATTCGTCTCAGGGCAATTCTGACGCTTGGCGCGCCACCTTCCGCGCAGCACGACCACTCGCCGGGGGACGGCTGAGGTAGCCATTGGATAGCCGGTATCATCCCAGATTGTTGCCATCACCGCTCGCCTTGCAATCTGTTACGATCCTTATTCCGTACACGTACATGCCGTTTTCAATAATCGGACCTTCTGCGGGATGCGCTTGCCACGCATAGCCTCCGCCTTGCTCTACTCTCGCCAGCATAGTCTCAATTAAGAGCGTGCCGTCATCTCGGCAAATCTGAAGCCTCGCGGTCATAAGTCCTCCCGTTCATTCGCCTTGCACCAGCGGTTAAGGGCGTCGATTAGTTCCTCGGCCTCAGCTTGGTCTACCTGTTTGCAGGCGATTTGTATGTTGCGCCAAATCTTCGCAAACTCCTCAGCGGTAACGTAGTCTGCGGCTTCGCTGTCCATTAGGCGATCTCGCTTCTAACGTAACTCACAACATGGTCCGTCTCCGCAACGTGCTGCTTACCAGCTTCGCCCATGTAGAACGTCTCGCACGTTTCGCAGAGGATGCCGGTAGCTGTTTCTGCTGTTGCTTCAATCAGATACTCGCTGCTCATGATCTTAGCTCCACATATTCCTCAAAGCCGGGATTCCCAACCAGTGAGGCTGCAAGTTGGGCGATCTCAAGCGCATCCTGGGAGGCAAGCAGCGCCCGTAGTCCTGATTTGAACTCGGCGTTATTCCAGAGCTGCGAGCCGTCAAGCCACGACTCGATGATCGTTTCTTCCATCTTTTCGCCGTAAGTTGTGACATACTCAGCTTGTAGCTGTTCTTCGCGTGTCTCAGTTCTTTGATACATTATCGCCTCCGCATTCGTGATCCTGCTTTGGGTTAATAAGAGCGTGACAATCAGCACAGCGCAGGGCACCGTCGATCCCGAAGGTGTGTTGGTGAACTGGCCGCTCGCCGCGACACTCAGCGCAGAAGTCACCCTCGCAGCCGTAGACTATTATCGTGAGGACCTCATCGCTTGGCTTCATCAAGCCGCAGCCGTCGCACTGGTAGAGGTCGGCATAGCGTTCAGGGTGTGCATCGCGCTCGCGTTCTTCCTCGCCCCGGTCGGCAATCATCCGGGCAAGCAGCTCTATCGCCGGCTGGTAGCCAAGTCGCTCTAGTGCCGTCTCGAATGCCTGGTATAGGGCAATCTCAGCGCGGACTCGCTCACCTTTGCGCCATTCGTCGCTGCCGATGGTGGCTCGCTCTAATCGCTCCATCCCTTGCTCAAACTCCGCATCGGTCATCTCCGCAATAGCGCGGGCGTCGTCGGTGGTGCTCATCGTTCCTCCAGTTCTGCGGCAAAGGCACGGCAGGCTTGTGCGAAGTAGTAATACTGGTGATTCTCCATAGCGATGAAGATCACACCTGATTGGCGTAAATACTCTGCCCGTTCTGCCATCGCTAGCAGGTCAGTGCACATACCGAGGCGGTCGATTAGTGATACGAATCGCGGACAGTGGCAAGCATCGCGACATTTGCCGTCATCCCAATGAAATCGTCGAGTATGTGTACAGACTTGGCATAGTTCGTTCATCGCCGCCTCCTGTTTGCTTTGCGCATCTGGGCGCATTCGTGCTGGTCATCAATGCCAATCTCCGCACCGCAATCGCCGCAGTAGAGCCGCTGAATGCGATCAGTCCCGACAGTTACGTACCGCTCAGGATGCTCGTCGCGTTCGCGTTCTTCCTCGCGCTCAAGCCACTCCTGCTCGTTTGCATAGTCGTCAACTGGTTCCGTGGTTTTCCATTCGTCGTATGTTCTACTCATCATCTGCCTCATCTGCTGTTTCCGGGTGCTCACAAGCCGCCCAGAGCTGTTGAAAAACATCATTGCTCAATAACAGGCTGATACTTGCACCTGTATCGTCCTCAGCGTGTAGCGTGGCGATCCAGTCCTCGGCGTGGTCATCGGTATGCTGGACCTTGACCGTCACCGGCACCATTGTTGCGTTCATTTTTTCCTCCGTTGATACTCTGCCAGCCATTCTTCGGCCCGCGCTCGGTTACCAGGTTGCACCCATTCAGGATCGTGCAATAGCTGGTCAATGAGTGTGCTGGCCGCGCCGAGCATAAAGTCGGAGACGTATTCTTTGCCCACCCAGTCCGGGATATAGGCCGGCGTCTGCTCGCCCATCGCGCTCTTGATGTCGGTTAGTTCTATCATTTGCCGCTCCTTTATGCTAATATCTTCTGGGTCTTTGACAACTAGTTTCGCTCAAGAATGTTCAAAGCGATCAATGCTGGTTCAATCGGCCAGAAGTCGCCACAGAAGTGCTGAACCTTGCAAAGTAGGACGCCGCGCTGCTCGTTGCGGTAAATCTCTTTGATTTCGCCCAACAGCGTGCGCCCTTGCCAATCGAGGGTCACATGCGCGCCGCGATAATCGTGCTTAACTCCAAACTTGCCAAATTCTGCTGTCATCGCTTTGTCTCCTTTGCTTGTCATCGTGCTACGCTGTAGCTGTTTTCGCCTTGTCCCACTGGTAACTCTTACATCGCGGACACGCTGCCGGGTGCACCGTTCGCGCCGTCCAGGTATAGCCGCATCGCTTGCAGGTTAGTTTGTTCATTAGTTCTATTCCCAGTTGCTTTCATCGTTGTAGATCGCCAAGCATTCGGTGCAAGGCGGCTGATATACTTGAGGCCGCGCCTCCAGGTCATCAGCGTACTGGTAATGTACAAACTGATCACCAGCTTTCATTCGCTCAACTTTGTTCGCCGAACAAACCAGCTTGCCTGCTACGTTTCCCGTGTGCGTTAGATGCGTCATCGCTGCGTCCTCCTTGCTGTTCATCGTGCCCACATATTATCATATTCGTATTCAGTGTCAACACAATAATGCTTATCACGCTGAGCAATTAGATAAGCTGGTCTTATCAGCCGCGAATTACGCTTGCGCTATTGGCGATTTGTGATAGAATCGCGCCGTGGCAAGCCGACACAGCGACGAGACGAGAGCGGCGGTTATGGCGGCGCTCCTGACCGGCCAGACCGTTGCACAAGTTGCAACTACCTATCACCTTGATAAATCAGTAGTTAGCCGCTGGCGTCGCAAGATTGACCCCGAACAGCTGCAACGCGTTGCAACAGAAAAGGGTGAAACGCTCGAATGGTTGCTACTGGATTATGTACAGACGAATCTCCGAACGCTTAAAGCTCAATCCATCGAAGCTGGCCGAGCCCAGTATGTACAAAAGCAATCCGCCTCCGAGCTTGCCGTTCTCCACGGAGTCCTCGCCGACAAAACAGTTCGCATTCTCGCCGCGCTTGAACCAATCGAGGAAGTCGCGGAAACAACGCAACTTGTCAACTGAACCCCTAGTTGATTTCGCGGATGAAGCTAACTGGTGCGCAGCCTATCTGCGCGTCCGCACGAAGCAGGGCGAGCTGATCCCCGCAACCTGGGGCCCAGCGCAAGTAAAGCTCTTTGACGCTATAGCTAAACAGCGTGCGCGCAACCAGCCTGTGCGCATCGTCTACCTCAAAGCCCGGCAGGTGTTTGTCTCGACAGGAACAGCTATGGCTTTCTTTAGAGCTACAGCTTTCCAAGCTGGGCAAAGGACACAAGTTTATGCCCACGACGATGACTCAGCTCAGCGAATCTTTGAATACTATGAGCGATTCAACGACCATTATGGCGGGCCTCAACCGTTGCCAGCGATTACTCGACGCAATCGGAGTGACGGTATTCAATATAACAATGGATCGGCAATCGAAGTTAGAACTGCTGGTTCAGTTCGAGGTGGCCGCTCAAGAACTACTCGCCGCCTTCACCTCAGCGAATACGCCTTCTGGCCCGACGCCGAAGCGCTGATGACCGGGCTGCTGCAGTCGATCCCCGATGACCCCGACACTATGATCGTGGTGGAATCAACCGCCAACGGTATGGGCGGCGCGTTTCACGATCTCTGGAAAGCTGCGGTTGCCGGGGATAATGACTACCTGCCGATCTTCTTTGCCTGGCATGAGCACCCAGAGTATGCCCGGCCTCTCGATGTTGACCCTGCGATCTTCCAGACGAGTCTTGACAACGACGAGACGGCGCTTCAGCGCGAGGGCGTGCAGCTCGACCAGCTGAACTGGCGACGCTGGGCAATTCGCAACAAGTGTGAAGGCAAGATCGAGCGGTTCAGACAGGAGTATCCCGCTACGCCTGATGAGGCCTTCCAGGCATCCGGCAAGATGCGCATCCCGGCGTATGTAATAGCCTTACATAAGGCTAAGCCGGCTGATCGCGCGGAGCTGAAGTACCAAGCTGTTGGCCGGCGTGAGACGCCGCTCATCACCGAGACGCCGTATGGCAGCCTGCACCTCTGGAACCAGCCCGAGCCGGAACGCAACTATGTCATCGGCTGCGATGTGGTCGAGGGCGAAGAAGCTTCCGATCAGTTAGATGGCAGTGATCTTGACTATGCTGTTGCTGATGTCTTTAGTTGGCCTGTCGGGTTGCAGGTCGCCCAGCTCCGCGACCGCTACACCCCGACCGAACTGGGTCACTATCTCTTCGACTTGGGCCGCTGGTACAACTGGGCGCTGATCGGGATCGAGGTGAATGGCGGCTGGGGTCAGGCGGCGTTGCAGGTCCTGCTCGATCGGCAGTATCCCCGCGATCGGATCGCCAAGCGCATGATATATGATGGCGAGGGTAAGCCGGTGGGCGCGAAGCTGGGGTTCAAGGTCAAGGGCACCAACCGCGAGGAGATATTCATCAGCGGGCTTGAGACGGCGCTTGGCTCGCCGGGTGACGGCGGGATCATCATCCGCAGCCAACAGACCCTCAACGAGCTGTACACCTTTCACATCCTGCGGGGCAAAGCTCAGGCGACCAGCGGCGAGCATGACGACTGCATCTTCAGCGCGGCCCACGCGGTTGAGGCGATGAAGCAGGCGGCCACCGTGTTCGCAGCTAAGACTGACCGGGCTAAACCCCTGCGATACGCGGTTGACAAGCGCCAGGCGATGCGCGAGGGCTACCGATGACCAACATCTATTGTCAGGTATGCGGCTGCGCGATGTTTCGCAAGCTGCGAGCGGGCGTACAGCGAACCAATCCCCGACGCAACTATCTGATCAAGTGCATCAATCGCCAGTGTCGGCGGTATGATCGGTGGCGCAGAGAAGCTGACTACCGTTAGCGATTTCTGTTGTAAGCTGCTGTAACCCGTGGTAGTCTAGCGCCGGGGTAACTCCTGCAACCTGACGACCCGCTGGCAGACCGGGGAAAGTCTGCTGCTTTATATGCAAACCATCTCGGTTATCACGCTGGTCATCAACGCGGTTGTGATTGCGGCGAATTGTGTCCTGATCGCTAAACGCTGGAGGGGGTTATGCTAATCGCAACGCTTATAGGGCTAGCCGCGCTCGCCGCTATCATTATTATCATGCTGGCTGATGCGGCGCGGCGCGAGCGAATACGATTCAAGTTCGGCGAAGCCGGGTACCGCACCGACGATGATGGTAAGCTACGCGGCTACGGTCTATTTGACAAGTCTCACCGGGGCGACAGCTACTGGAAATAGGAGACTGACTTTAATGAAACCTTGGAAACGGCCTTTCTATCGCAAAGAATGGAGCGAAGGCGGGACATGGCTGACAGCTGATGGGCCTGTTGTTCGTCCTGCTACCTTCTATTATGTTCGGCGTCTCTCATTCCGTAACTGGCTGATTCGCAAATTGGTCGGTAAGCAAGCTGTCGCGCTGAATCTGCGTATCAGGGGTCAGATTACGGTTGATCGTCCCTCTCTGCTGTGCGATAACCGCTTTGAGTAACTAATATGAGCGTCTATCGCAGCAAACAGGTGACGGTGAACAACTTAAGCTGGACGGCCATTGCTCCGGTCGGTGACTGTCACTCGCTGAAGCTGCGCAACGACGACACGGCTATCAATCTGCTGAAACGCAGCGATAGCGCCGACGCGACCAGCCAGGAGGTCATCACGCCGGGCAACGAGGTAAGGATCGAGGCGGTTGGCACGAAGGGCTACAGGTTAAGGGCGGGCCGGACGCTGTTCTATGTTCAGGCGGCCAGCTCGACAATTACCGGCTTTCAGGATGAACTAACATGACCATTGCTTATCAGACTAAAGGCATACCCGAATCCTTTGTCAAGAATTGTTTAATCAGCACGGTTGGTAGAGACGCTGAAACGCTCTTTATCAAGACGAGCCAAGGTGTTTTTGCTCGTCTCGACGGTTATGCGGTGATTCCGCGTGAAGAGTATGAGCGTCTGAAGAAGCTGGCAGGCGAGGAGCCTGAATGAGAATCCTAGTGCAAGGCGACTGTGAGGCGGCCCGCGATCTGCGCGGCAGGCTTCTGCACCTCGACAACGTTGTGGTGATCGCTCAGCCGCCCGCGCTGGAGGTCACGCCGTTCTATACAGTTACGCTCGCCACCTGCAAGGACACGATTATCACGCTGGACAGTGTTGACTCGCCCTTAGAGGCTAACATCTATCAGTTCGTCGCGCAGCACGCCCGGTGTCCGGTGATCATCAAACGCGCGGCGGGTAGCGACCGGGCTATCCAGATCACCGCGTCAGAGATTGGCGAGATTCAGGAGGCGGTTGCCGAAGGGGTCTACACGGCTCTTGGGGTGTTGTTACGCCACGCGCCGCCTGAGCCAGCGGCAGAAGTTGCGCCGCCCGCACCTGAACCCGGTTATTGGGCTCGCGCTGGGGCGGCTCTTAGAGCTTGGCTATGGTGAGCAATGTCTAGCAACCGGTCAACTTTACCACCTAGCGGGGCAGTCGGCGGCGGCGGGCTGACAGATGCCCAGCTCCGGGCTACCCCGGTGCCGATCTCCGGTACTGTCACAGCAACCACCGGCGGTCTCACCGACACTCAACTCCGCGCGACACCTGTTCCGGTCAGCGGCACGGTAACTGCTACAACTGGTGGATTAACGGACACACAGCTACGGGCCACACCAGTACCGGTATCGGGCACGGTGACGGCATCCGGGCCACTGACGGACACACAGTTGAGAGCCACGCCGGTTCCTGTCAGCGGGTCAGTGACAACCGGAGGGCTAACCGACACCCAGCTAAGAGCTACGCCTGTGCCAGTTAGCGGCACGGTCACGACGGGTGGCTTGACTGATACTCAGCTGCGAGCAACGCCGGTGCCGATCAGTGGCAGCGTAACCACCAATGTTATCAGCGGCTTTGCTCTTGAGACTGGCGGCAATCTGGCTACCCTCACGGCTAAAGACTTCGCAACGCAGACCACGCTGGCGGCTCTGACTCTAGCTCAAGGAGCCAGCGGCACCTCGGCTACCGGCCCGATGATCCAGGGACTTCGCCCCGACAACATTATTCAACCCTTGGCCGTGACCTCCCTTGGGCAGCTTTCGGTCAGCGTCAACGGTGAGGATGTGCCTTGGTTTGCCCCCGATTCCGTCACGATGCTTGACACAATGAGTGCCGACGACCAATTCTTTGACACCGCGTGGCTATAGGAGAACAACATGTCCGACTTGCAGCGTGTAGGCCCGATTCTAGGCGGCACCGGCACCTCAACACCTTTCACTGCTGATGTTACCGGCGCTCAGCGGATGATCCAGTCCCACGGGCGCTTTGCCGAACTCGCGCTCAGACAGACTCTGTTCTCCGCCGGGATGACGCTGACCTCCATCTCAAACGTCACCTTCACGACGGGCACGTTAGGCGCGACGGCCACGCCGATCATCGGGCTGTGGAACCCGTTTGGTAGTGGCCGCAACTGTCTGATTCTTCAGGCGCGGTTGCAGTTGGTCACCACGGCACTGTCAACACCAACCGGCCCGGGCGGGCTTGTCTGGTGCACGGCGGTGAACCAATCCGCTATTTCGACCGGGATTGTACCGCTGAACAGGTTCACGCTGGCAGCCTCGGGTTCAATCGCCAAAGGGTTCGCGGGCACGGCGCTGTCGGGTCTGTCCGGCAACCTTGTCGTGCAGGAGGCAAGCGGATTCACCACCTATCCGACCAACACAACCGCTGCGGAGACTGCTGCCGGGTTTATGCCTGCTGCTCCGGGCGGCATTGACCACATCGACGGCGGGTTCGTGATCCCCCCCGGCGGGGTCATCGCGCTGCTGGCGACAACCACGCCTGTTGCGGTCAGCGCCGCCAGCGCCCTGTTGTGGGAAGAGATGGTGCAACTGAGCTAATGGCAGAAGTGACGGCAAAAACCGTGCAGGAGCTGGCCCCGAATCTCGCGGGGTCACAGGTACGGCTTGTCTACATCAAAGGGACAACCGCCGCGACCGGGGATACCTTGACGGTCAGTGATCTGACCACCGTGGTGGGGGCTTACCTGTCGCAAGCGAATGGCACGCTGCCGACATCAATAGGTCTAGCTACTAATGTTATCACGATCAACAACGCGGGCGGGGCGCTGACCTATTCCGGCCTTGCGTGGGGAACCTGATGGGTTATCCGCCACAGCTATTGCCACCCGTCGCCCCGCCTGCTCAGCCCGCGCCCCGCCGCCGGGTCGCTGGTTCGCTGATCGAACTGCCTACACCCGAAGCCGCGCGGCTGCTCAGCAAGATCACCGGCGACTACAGCGATGCGTGGGCGGACAACGACCAGCGGATCACGCGATTTCGGCGGCATTTTCGGTCGTGGCGCAATAAAATCGGTATGGCGGGCGGTTTAGCAGGCAAGAGCAACTTCCGCGTGCCGCTGATTGTGGAGAAAACGCTAATCAAGTGGGCCAAGACCTTGGATGCGCTGTTAGGGGATGATCGCGAGATTATCGCGCTGCCCACAGGACCGGTTGACCGCATCACTGCCGAAAAGGTGAGCCGATACATGACCTGGCAGGTGTTCAACCACATGGACATCACTGAAGAGCTGGCCAAGTTCATCTTTCAGGAGATTATCTTCGGGCGGGCACACGCTGAACTCTATTGGGACGCGCAGTGGCTCTACGGGGCTGGGGGTGTGAAGGGCGATTTGCTGTATGATGGGCCGGTGTTCAGGACTTTGCCGGTGGATTGCTTCGTTGTTCCTCCGTCAGCCGGCGAATCCACGCCACAGGACTTCGCGTGGGTCTGCACTCGTGAGTGGAAGACGCTGGATCAACTGTTAGCGGATGAAGATGAGGGCTATTGCGAGAACATCGCTGATAATGCCGAGGCTATTTATCGCCACGCAGCCAGTGAACGGCAGTTCAACGAGCGAACCGACCAGATTCGTACCGAACAGGCCGGATTTGAGGGCGTGGTGAGCGATTACGCGGCCACGGATCGCTGTCGCGTGGAGGTCCGCAAGCACTATTGCCGGTGGCGGGCGCTGAAAGGCTCGGCGGACGCTGAATATGACAACTTTAAGGCTCGTCAGGCCCGTGAAAGTGAGTGGTGTGTGGCGTATATCCCCGATTTGAACGTCGCGGACGGTTCCGCAGGAGGCTTGATCATCGGGGTACGTGACCTAGCCGAAATGTACCCGCATACGGCGAATCGGCGGCCTATTGTCAGTGCCAGTTTCCTCAAGGATGGCAGCTATTGGCCGCCGGCACTCCCAGAAATGCTTGAAGATGTCGAAATTGAGATGAGCGTGAACCATAATCTGATGAATGAGGCTGGTGAACGCTTGGTTAGCCCGCCCGGCTTCTATATTCCGGGCTTTGGGATAGGGGAGGAACGCCAGAAGATCGAGCCGGGGATGCTGTATCCGACCCCTGACCCCAAAAGCGTGTATTTCGCCGACACCAAGGGCGATGTCAACTTCTGCATCATTCGCAACCAGTTGTTGACGACCATCGCGGAGGGTGTCTCAGGGCTTCCTGCTGCGACAACAGGCCGGTATGATGACAGGCCGAACCAGCCGAAGACGTTCAGAGGCCAAGCCCTCGCCCTCGGTCAATCCGACCTCAGGCAGTCTCTGGAAATGCTGTTCATGACCGAGGACTGGAGCAAGATATTCGACCAGATTAAGATGCTGGTGGATGAATATGGCCCCCCCGAAGAGGAGTTTCGGGTCACCGAACAGACCCCTTCCGGGTACTTCGACGCCAGCGGCTTCACCAAGATCACCGCACGTGAACGCCAGGGCAAGTATGACTTCAAGCTGAAGTTTGCGACCTCGGCGCAGTCTCGTGAGGCCCGAAAAGAGCGGGCGATAGCGTTTCTACAGGCAGCAGCCCCCTTACCGTTGTTCATCCAGAACCCCAATCTCCAGCGTGACTGGCTGAAAGTTATTGCAAAAGAGTTGCAATTAGACGGTTTGCTGCCGAGTCTCACGGCGGTACCCGACACCAACGTGCCGCTTGACCCTGAAACTGAATGGGTTCAGGCTTTACAAGGGATTATGCCGCAGATCAGCGTGATGGATGACGACAACGCGCATATCAGCAGCCACATGGGTCACCTTGCCGAGCAGCGCGGCCTGCCCCCAGACGAGCAGGATGAGGACGCCCAGACCAAGATGATTGCACATATCATGCAGCACAAGGCGCAGTTGGAGCAGAAGATGGCTATGCAGGCGCAAGCTCAAGCCCAAGCTGCCCAAGCCAGCATCAACCAGGGCATTGCTGGGCTGTTTGGTGGCGGCCAGCCTCAGGGCGGGCCTCAACAGGGTCAGCAGCCGCAGCAGGCCAATCCATTAGCCCAGATTCTCGGTGGTGTCGCAGTAGGCAACGGCGGCGGTATGCCAGCGATGGGCGCAGCAGACCAGGCAGCAGGCTTTCCCGGTATGATCTCCCCAACAGATATGACAGGAGGACAGTAATGAAAGGTAAACCACACAAAGGCATGGGGTTCAAAGCGGCACAACAGCAGATCGCAGCAAAGGAAGGAATACCGGCTAAGAACGCCGGTGCAATCCTCGCCAATGCCACGCGCAAGGCGTCACCGGCAGCTAAGAAGCAGAATCCTTATCTCCGCAAAGTCAAATGAACGTGGCGACCAACCTTACCGACCTTGAAGCGTTGCGCAAGTCACCGGGCTGGCAGTTGGTGATTGCTGCCTTCACCGAACAGATGGAGAAGGCGCGGATTCCACCAATGGTGACCGGCAGCATCGACGAAATCGCCATCAGCGCGGTCAGTCGTTCAGCGGCTTATCAGGCGTTTCTGTACGCCCGCGACAAGATGCTTGGCGAGCTGATCGAGCGCGAGCGAAAGGCTGCACAGGAATGACTCCAGCGATAATCACCGCACCAACCTGTCGCTTCAAGACTAAGCGCAGGGGTGCGCACGTCGGCCTCGCCCGGGCTGACATCTGCGGGGACTGTCTGGCCGACATGCAGGCCTCGCTGGTTGCGGTTTTTAACGGCGGACTGGTGTTTTGCCACGAGTGTGGTGAGGTTCCTCAACCGGGTGATCTGCTCAGCTACATCTACCGCGACACCGGCGCGATGCTGTTGTGCGAGGGCTGCCGCGTGCGATGGGCAGCTAAATTGACGAGCGAGATCGACGCCGCGCGCAGCGAGCGCCAATCGCTGATTATCCGCAGCACCGACGCACGGGAGGCTATCGCAGCAGCTCCGGTGCAGCGCAAACTCAGCCTTTGGCAGCAGTGGCGTGCTGTACTTGGGCCGAGAAGGCGAGTGTAAACATGTTTGTGGGCCGCAGGTGGGCGAGTGGCCGAAGCCTGAAGCCGGGATAAAACGGGACCGTGGAGACCGAGCCTCCTTATACGGTGCCGTTCGCGGGTTCAAATCCCGCCCTGCTGCCCGTCGCCGAATATAGTTGTTGACTTTATTGCGCGCAAGCATTATTCTGCGCACCGACAGGCGTGTTGGCCCGTCCAACCCCTCCGCACTTAGGCTAGTCAAGCCTTAACCCTGACAAAATCCAACCACACAGGTGTACGCTTGGCCACAAAACCAGCCGCCGCGCCCGATGAAGCGGTCACCACACCGCTCGACGAGCCGCAAGACACCGCTGAACCAACCGCTGACGAACTGAAAGCGCAGCTCCGCGAGGAAAAGACCCGCCGCGAGGCCGCCGAAGCCCTTGCCGAGGAACGCAAGGTCACCCGTGAGTTCATAGAGCGCCGGGAGCGCGAAGGGCGACCGCTGCGACAGCAAAAACCGCCGCCAGCTGCCGATCCCGACCCCCTTGACGATCTCGACTTGCTCACCCTGCTCACCGAAGAGAAAGACCCGGCCCGAATTAAGCAGGTGTTTGCCAAAGCGGTCAAATCGCAGATCGCTACCGAGATGAAGCGCGGCAATTACGTCAGCCGCGAAGAAGCAGAGAGCTACGTGGCCAACATGATTGGTGCGGCAACGGAGATCAACCGGCTGGTCGCCGACTTTCCCCAACTCAGCGACCCCAAGAGCGAGTTCTTTGCCGAAACTCAGAAGCAACTAGGAGCATTGGCCAACGATCCGACCTATTATGGCGCGCCCGACAACGTGCTGCAGCGACTTGCCGCCCAGCAGGCCAAGCTCACCTTGCTTGAGGCAGGCAAGCTCAACACCGAGTCCAGCGATGATCGCTATGAGCGAATCGCCAACCAGCGCGGGGGGTCACGCGGACGCGGGCAGGCGAGCTCTGAAGTCGGCCTTAGCTCTGCCGAAAAGGACATGGCGCGCAAGCTGGGTGTTGCTGAAAAGGATTATCTCGCGCAGAAGAAGGCCCTGCTGCAACCTGGTGCGTTAGGCCCGGCGATGACCGCCGACCGGATGATGAGGGAGTACAATGGCTAACACGCTGACCGATCGCGAGAAACGCGCGTTACGCTTTCGCGGATGGACAAATACTGATCTCGCTGACCTGGATGATGAACAGGCTGCTGCACTTCTCGCCAGCAAGGCAGCCAAGCCCGGTTCGCGCAAGGCCGCTGCGGCTGTCGCGGCTGTCGGCCACGGTGGGTTACCTGATCGCTACACCGATGAGGGTGAGGCAGCGCGAATAGCTGGTAAAGACACAGCCAGTGCTTACGTCATCCGCAGCGACCACGAAGGTGACTTGTTAGCTCGGGCCGCCCTACGCAAGCTGGGCAGTGGCGTGCCAATCCCCACGGACGAGATCGCTGCACCCTACGTTGAGGCCAACCCTGACCGAGCTTTCCGCTGGATGACCAAAGAGCAATGCGCCAAACGAGGGACGCGCGGCTATCAGCCAGTCTACGACAAGAACGGCAAGAAGGTCACGCATCTCAACGAGAATCGCTATCTAGCGCATAAGCCCCGCGACGTGCGCGACGCCCAGCTGCGCGAGTATGCCGCCGCCGGGCAGCGCAACTCAGCCGCCGCTCGTGAAGCAATGGACAGCACGGTCGAGCGAATGGCCAAGGACAACGCAGGCACCGGGCGAATCGGCGCGTTGGACAAGACACATCCGATATTTAACCGGGGTTAAGTTAAGGAGGCAAAGGAGTTATGGCAAACACTGATAATCCACACGGACTGATGTTCGTCGGCATGGACGGGCCGGGCTTCCCGATGATTCAGGGGCTTACCAAGGTGGTGGGCTACGGCACGGCGTTCTATCCCGGTGACGTGGTTTCGCGCGTCGCGGATGGTTCCTGCGAGATCATCACCACGCCTGGCACTACCCTGATCACCGGGGTGAATATGCGCTGGGGGGCTGCTTCGACAGCGACAACCCACGAGGTCCTGGTGTCCAGCGACGCGTTGTTTGAGGGTCAGGACAACAACGACACGGATGGGATTGCGGCAGCTGATCTCGGGCTGAACGTGAACATCGAGGCCAATGCGGGGTCAGCCACCAAGCTCACATCTGGCCACGAGCTGGACGAGAGTACAGCCAACACGACCAACACGCTGGACCTGCACATGCTGGAGCTCTTAGCCGTGCCGGACAACGCCCACAGCAGCTGGGCGCGCATTGTTGTAAAGATCAACGCGCACCGATATGGATTCGCAACAGCTGGCGTGTAGCCGCCAATAACACCAAAGGAGGGCCACTATGCCCAGCCCAATGATACGCACACAGTTTACCGACTCGCAGCTAGAGACGGCCCTGCCCGGCTTAAACGCCATCACCTTCACGCGGTTTGAGAAGTACGCGACGCAGTACAGCCGCGTGTTCAACGTGATGAACAGCACGAAGGGCATCGAGCAGTTCAGCGGCGTTTCGGGCTTCGGTCTGTTCACCAAGAACTCGGCAGAAGGCCAGCAGGTGACGTTTGATGATGTCAAGCAGATGTTTGACAAGACCTTCAAGCACGACACCTGGCAGAAAGGGTACTCGGTGAGCCGGGAGTTCTTTGATGACGACCAGTTTCGCATCATCAGCAACCTTGCTGCTGAACTCGGGCGCTCGGCGGCGCTAACGGTCGAATATGACGCTGTCACCGACTTCATCAACGGCTTCACGACCAACGGCTACGATGGGGTGCCTCTGTTCAGCGTCAGCCACCCGCGAGTCAAGGCGGGCGGGGTCCAGCGCAACAAACCGACCGTGGATGTGGATTTTGACATCCCGAACCTCCAGTCCGCGCTGATTGACTTTGCCGGGTGGACGGATGACGCGGGTAAGCTGTGGATGGTCGAACCGACGCGGGTGATTGTGCCTTCGGCCCTGGAGTTCACCGTCAGCGAAGTGCTCAACAGCACGATGCGCAGTGACACCGCTGAGAATGCCACCAACGCGTTTCGCCACCGAGATAAGCTCCAGGCTCTTACCAGCTTCATGTGCTGGCGCTATCTGACCGACCCTGACGCGTGGTTTGTTGCCGCCGATCCCGATGATCTCAAGCTCTGTTTCTTCTGGCGCGAGAAGTTCAACACGATTAGCGATCGGGATTTCTACACCCGTTCGCTGCTGACCGGCGGCTGGATGCGATTCAGCCACGGGTGGTATGACTGGACAGGGTTGTGGGGCACGAGCGGCGGCTAAGCAAGGAGATCACCAATGACAACGAGATTTCAGCACGGCGTACAAGCGGCGGCGGTTTACACGAGCAGTTCCTCGGCTGCGCTCGTCAGCCCGTTTGCTACAGCCTTCTACGTCAGCACGGCGGGGAATGACACAAACGTCGGCACGTCGCCTTCCACTGCGTTTTTAACCATCGCGGCGGCTATTTCAGCGACCACCGCAGGGCGCGGCGACACGGTGTTCATCGCACCAGGCACCTACACTGAAGGCGTGCTCAACCCGAAATCCTTCACGATCTTTCGGGGAGCGATCACGACCTATCGTCGCCCGACGGTCAAGATCACCTCCAACATCGCCAACATGGTCACGGTGGACGTAGACGGTGTTCAGTTCCACGACATCGAGTTTCTGGCGGCGGGTGCGACCACCGACAATCTGAT